CTGTGCAAGCCCTGTTGCGCCACGGACCTGAACCTTGTACGAGACAAGGCCGAGGTTCCACGCGTACTCGCGTGAAGCCTCAACGGTCACGCCGCCAACGATGGCGGTCTTGATCTGACCAAGGTCACCGAACAGCACAGCCTTAGCACCGGTCGCAGGGACCGCAATGCCAGGAGCCGTGTAGACAGGCTTGCCAAGGAGACGATCAACGCCACCCTGTCCGCCTGGCTGGAACAAAGGCAGCGACGATGAAGTCGTGCCAAGGATCTGTCCAAGGGCCGTGTCGCTCATCAGGAAGCCTGACTTCGCGGCGTTTCGGTACTGCTGCTTGACCGAGTACTGAAGGGCAACAAGTTCCGCGTATGTGTATACGACGGTGCCTGCGGCCGTTCCACCGGTACCAGCAGCGGTTACAACAGCGGTGCTCGCGGCTGAGCCGTGGGCAATCGCCATCTCCTGGCCAGCGGCCTCGCTGATCATCGACGCAATGTCAAACGCTGCGTCCTGGATCAACTCGTCCGAGATCTGGACAAGAACTGCGTACTTCACTGGGGTAAGGCTCAGAGCCGAACCGGTGAAGTCATCTTCCGTAATCGTGCCGGCTTCGGCGACTGAACCAGCCGTCGTGCCGAGCGCGGTCACAGTTGGGAACTTGATGTTGTTGCCGGTCGCAACCTGGATTACATCCACAACCGCTGGGTTGATGAATGGGTTGATCTGGCCAGCAACCACATTGACGCGGTTGAAGACAGACACTGGGTTTCCGAGACCGGTTGAGGTTGTGATGTCACGATACTCGAAAGTATCAACACCAGCAGCCATACCGATTGCACGAAGGCGGTCATTGTCCGAAGCGGCCTTAGGAGCCGTTGGAGCAACAACAGCGGCGAACTCAGCGCGAGCCTCGTCAGCCGACTTACGAGCCTCGTCAGAAGCCTTCTCGGCGCGGAGGGCTTCGGCAATCACGCCAGCCTCAGCAACGAGACGCTCGAAACGAGCCTTGTCTTCACCCTCAAGGGCGATTCCCTTGTCGGCTGCCTCTACGGCAATGCCGCGAGCCTCAACCAAAAGATGCGCTCGCTTGTCAGCGAGTTTTGCGATGTCAGACATTGTCTGCATCCTTTCTCCGCGCATAGGCGGACTATCTTCTTATGCGCTCCTCGGTGGGATACCAGGTCTGCGGACTCGCCGACTTAGGGCGGTGGGGCAGTGGCTCGTGACCTAGAGTGCGTCACCTTCTGCCGCCGAAATCGTCAGCAAAGCAGAGGCAATTGACGGATCAATCCCTACAGGCTTTGGCGCGAGTTTGGAACGGACAGCGTCAATGACAGCAACTTCCTCGGTGGACAGTTCGCGTCCAGCCTTGATGCTATCGAGTGTGGCAACCAGTGCGTCAGCATCTACGCCGATCTTCGGCGCAGTGACCTGGCGGATTGCCGTGAGTCCAAGGGTCGCAGGGTAGGCAGGGGTCTGACCACCAGCGGCAAGGATGCTCACCTCAAAGAGGTTGGCTTCCTTGATTGTGCGGTTGTTGCCATCCCACGCATCCTGAACCTTCTGGAAGCCGAACGACATACCGGCAGCGGCGCTCTCGTGCGTCAGCATCGAGATGACCTTGGCTGCGTCTGGATCGGCTGGGTCGAGTTTGGCTTCTACGCGAAGGCCAGTCTCATCCTCAGTCAACTGAAGGCGACCGCTTGCCGTGGTGGCAAGGGCGCGCGTCTCGTCGTGACCAAAGAGGAAGGCGATAATCTTCTGCCCTGCGGCAGCGCGCGACAGCGAACGCTTGAATGCGTTCGGCGCGATCTTCTCCTCGAAGGGAAGTCCAGCGGATGCGCTGTTCCAGATACTCGCATATCCGGTGAAGGTTCGCTGACCGTCAGCACCAGCCTCAGCAAGTCGGAACTCACCGATTGGTACCGAGCGAGTTTCTTTCTCTTTCATATCCACAATCTCCCTATCTTCGCCTGCGATCAAAGCATCTGCCCACGAGAGTACGCGATCAGTTGCTTCGCGGTCAGTCGTTTCCACACCCCAGAGGAAGCCAGCGACGGCACCTGGACCTGGGAAGTCTGCGTTATCTTCGTCCTCATTCTGCGGTACGCCTTCCCAGTCGCCGCGATGGCGGCGAATCCAGGCGGCGGTGCGTAGCACCTTGTCGCTATCGGCTCGCCCTGCGGCCAGTTCGCGCGCGTCAGAGATCGTCTCTGCCTGCAAGCCATCGCCACCGAGACCGTCCTCCACGAAGGACAATCCGCGCGCTGCTGCATTGCGGATGTAGTCAGGCACCTGGTAGACCGCGCGATCCTCGTCGGAATCATCTTCGCCCTCTGCGCCGTGTAGCGCCTCGGCGGCGAGCAACTCCTGTGCGGTATATGCCTTGATGCCCATACCTTCAGCGTTGCTGCGAGCCTCTGCTGAATCGTCAACGACATAGCCGATCTCTGCGAGTCCGTACTCCTCAACAATCTTGGCGTACTTGTACGCCTTGAATGCCTCAATGACATTCGGTCCAGGGGTCTCGCTGAAGTCGTTCAGATAGATCTCTTCATATGGCACGCCATTATCGCGCAGCCACTTCTCGGTCTCTGCAAGGCGGCTGATTGGACGGCCGCTGACAATGAAGATCCGCACGCCCTCATCTTGTACATCGGTCTTGATGTAGTCGATCAGGTCTTGGCGTGGCGTGTCGCCACCGGTCGTGAGCGTATTGTCAATGTCGTAGATCTCGATCACGCGCCAGGCTCCTTGCCTACGGTGCCGATATTGAGCGGCTTCCAGAACTCGTCGCCGCCAACTGGGAGCGGTGGTCGGTCCTCAAGCGCGCGCACCTCATTGAGATTGAGGATGCCTGAGTTGAGCGCGACTGCGTAGGAGTCCATTCGCTCCTTGGTCGTAGGGCGGAGCAGGCCGTCAATGTTGAACTTGATGAAGGTCGTGTTGCCAACGATCAGGCGCTGAAGCCCTGCCTCAATGCGCGCAATGAGTGGACCAAGCCCTAGGCGCAGCCACTCGATGCTGATCACTTCAACGCTGCTGTAAGAGGTGTTGCCGCCTGGGTACTGGAGCAGGTGGAGTGGCACGCCGTAGATACGAGCGATGGACTCAACGCCCCAGTGCATCGTCTCTACCAACTGCATATCGCTGATCTTGGCGCTCATCTGCTGGAAGTCTGCGCCGCCGGTAAGCACCGCAATCTTGTGCATCTTCTCTACGCCTTCGTGGCGACGGCTGAACGATGCGCGGAGAGAGTCGGCGACATCCTGCGTCAACTCGCCTGGCACCTTGATGACGGCACTTGGAGCAGCGCCATTCTCGTAGAACTTCGCAGCGTAAAGTTGCGTGGCAGAGGCGAGTCCGAGTGTCGTGCGGTGATGCTCGACAGGAGACATTCCGCGCATCGTGCCAGCGGTGGCGAAGAGTGGGATATGCACCATCTGATCAGGTCCAACGCTGAACGCGGTGTCGCCAGTGGACACGATGTAGATCGGTGCGCCCATCTCGTCCATCCGAATCTCAACCTTCTGTGGGTCAAGCACGCGCGTCTCAACGACATCGCCAAGGCGGTCAGTCAGGAACAGGATGAAGGCGTTGCCGTCAAGCAACAGGCTTGACACAACGGCGTGGCGCATCTGGAACCCTGTGTAGTTTGGGTTCGCAGGGATCGGTCGCTCTAGCCAGAGTGGGCGCGTCACCGGTCGGCGCACGCCGCCATCGCGGATGAAGGCACCAACTGGAAGGCTGGCAACAGTGTCGGCGTACAACTTGACGGCCGCGTACAACGCGCCAATCGATGTTGCATTCTGCTGGTTGAGTTGCACTCCGGCTGACGATTCGGCTGGCTTATCGCTGAGCCACTGTCCGCCAGAAACATTGCGTTGCTCGGTGCCTAGAAGGCGACGGAGGATGCTCACTTACGATCTCCTAGCGTATAGCCGAGCGCAGCTAAGGCTACGCCTGTGGCGATCAATGCGACTGGGATTGAGAATAGCGCGAGACCTGCAATCACAAACGCCGCACCCACAACCTCAAGGATATTCTGAATCATAGGTTCACCCACTCCACTTTCGCTGTCTGCTTTGGTTCAACCTTCAGGAACTTTACACCCTGGAACGCCACAACGGCGGAGACCGCCGCGTCGATCCGGTCAGGCGATGCCTTGTACGCCTTGG